TGTAATCCTGTTTTGGGAGAGCTGTATGTATCTCATAGAAATGACACGATGACGCTCGAACAGGTTGTCGCAAAGGTTAAGAACAATCTTTTCCATGTCACAATGGTGGAGGATAAATTTCAACAATCTTGCGACATTCTCGCTATTGGAGGGACGAATTATTTGTTTCCACTCCATGTATTTGAGAACCGGAACACATTGAAGATCTTGGTCACAAGAAAAGATCCTGATTCTTTGGGAGGAACTTTCACGAGTTTCCTCGGTGTTCAGAATATTGTTCCCATTCCTGGCAAGGATTTGTGTGTTGTTTCGTTGCCTGCGGGAGGTACGCGCGCTGACATTGTGGATTTATTTCCTGACAAGGTCACTGTGTCTGGGAATGCACGAATTGTGTACAGATACAAGGATGGGTCATTATCAGATGAACCTATCAAAGCGACCTATATCAAGGATTGTGAGTCCGGAGGTGCCGGATATCAATATCACACGCCATACAATACCTTTAATGGTATGTGTGGGGCGGTTGGCATAGGCTCATTTGCCAAATATCCAATCATTTTCATTCATTTGCGTGGAATCACTGGTACTTCTAGTGGCAAAGGTTTGACCATTGTCAGAGAAGAGTTGCGTGCAGCAATTGCTGGTACACATCTTTGTATAGACGGATTTCCAGCTCATTCTGCTGGAACTTTTCCTATGTCTCGCTATGATAAGCAAGTGATCACTACTCGCGACATTCATCCTAATTCTCCTTTGAATTATCTTCCGCATGGAAGTAATGTTGAGTTCATGGGGTCGAATATGGATAGAGTGCACCACACTAAGAGTGAAGTCGTGGAAACTCCTATTTCTGGCGTTTTAGCTGAAGTCACTGGAGTTGAACGGAAGCATGGTCCTCCCAAGTTTCACAGTAAGAAGATGTGGCAAGCTGCACTAGCTCAATCCTCAAATCCAAGTCCTGGTGTGGAACCTCATCTCCTTGAGAACGCTGTTATTGATTATGCGGGACATTTGATTGCGAGATTTGATGAACCCGAATTTCGAGATACCATAACGAAGGAATTGAAGCCCCTCAATGACATGGAGATTTTGTGTGGACGAGATGGTTGTCGCTTCATTGATGCAATGAAGCGTGGTACTTCCAAGGGTTTTCCATTATCTGGACCCAAGTCAGAAATGATCACACTTTTGCCTCCAGAGGACTATCCTGATTTTGCGTGTCCTGCCGAGTGCGACCAGATGATTATGGATCAGATGAGACAGATGGAGGACATACTCGCTAACGGAG